TTATTCTCCTCTACGTGCTTTCGCCTCGTCTGAGTTGTGAATATCTCTGTAAATGTCCCTGTATCTTCCGTAAGACATATACGTTTCCATACCGGCAGGGTCCGGTTCTCTGCCAAGCTCTGCAAGATAGACTTTTCGGATATACTCTTTCTGCTGATGCTGATCGTATTCTTCGGACTGCTTAATATTGGCATCTACATATTCATACAGATTAGAATCCCATGTTGCATCGTCTGGAATTGCGTTACAATAGTTCTCCAGTCCGTCCGGGTCTGCAAGCCGACCCAACAGCTCCAAATATGTACAGTTTACGTAATACTCTTTTTCCTCGCGGCTCATACAGCCTGTATCTTCCCCGGCGTCGCCCGTTGAAATTTCTGTATTATCTGCGTTCTCTGTATATGCCACCCCGAAACCTTCGCAAATTCCGCGAGCAATTGCGTTAATTGTTTCGTCGAATTTGCTTTCGTACAGTTCCATGTCGTCTACATCGTCCACGAAACAAGTTTCCATCAGTGCTGATGATACACCGAGATTTTTAACCTTATTAATAACAAGGAAGTTCTCTGTTTTTACACCCCGATTACGATATCCCAATTCTTCCATGTTCTGTAAGATAAGGTTTTCTGTACCTGTCGTTGCTTCGCGCGGTGTTACATAAATTTCAGTTCCACCGATACTGTCGTCCCCGGTTTCGTCCCCGCGTCCACTGTTTAAATGGACCTCTAACACATAATTGCAATCTGAAAAATCTACCTGTAAGCCCAAACCTCTATTACAGTCTTTAAATGCGTTGCGCTCGTATTGATACACTACTGTATCAATGCCGCACGCTTCTAACTTCGCATCTAATGCTTTTACGATGCGGATAGTTTCGTTTGCTTCCTCATATCCATAACCGCACGCGCCGCAGTCCCCGTTCCCGTGTCCACTAATTAATCCAACTTTCATATTATTTGTCCTCGCTTTCAATATTTGCTTTATCTTCTACCTGCTGCTTTAAATTCTTTACAATCGGCTGTAAAAACGGCGGCAACATTACACCAATATCTGAGATATTTTCTAAAATAGAAATCAGTTCGTTGCACACCAGCCAGATTGCAACAATACACGCTACTAAAAATGTAAACGGAACCGCAATCCCTACCGTATCCCCTGCATACTGCAATAACGTATCTACTACCACACCAACAACAACCAAAAGCCACATACACACCTTTTTGGTAATGCCTTTAATTCCTTTGTAACTGTTTATGCTCTGTGAACGATACTTTGCCGCCATTACTCCTGTAAAATAGTCAATTACATTACAGAACACTAATAATAATACCGGCACTGCTAAAACACCCAATGCGCTCATCAATGCGCCCCATACTGCAATAATAATCATTTTAACTTTTTCCATTATTAATCCTTTCCGTTGCACCAGTGCAACTCTGCTTTATTTTAGAGTAAAAAATAAGACACTTTCGTGTCTTTGTAATAAGTGTTTATTTAACTGCTGTCGTAGTACACAACTACCACCCCCCTAAGATGCTGTTCCATGCAAAGTCACATGAAAACTAATGCTCTTAGTTTCTGCCAGTGGAGAAAAAACAAAACCTTGAATTTTACTTGTTGTGTAATTCGTAATACTGACACTTATTAATCCGCTTGTTGCGAATGGCGTAATGTTGATAGCATCAAAAAACTTAATATTATTGCTTTGCGGTATCGTAATTTCAAAGCTTGCCCAATACATATTGCCATATTGATTAGTCATGGTGTAGTTTTGGGCTGCGGTGTGAAACGCTTCAATCAGATAACCACTTGCCAAGCGGTTAACCGACCAACCGTAAGCTGAACTTCGACCGGAAAGACATGTGCCTTTTGTATCTGTGAATTTTGCATCTGACGGTACGTCTGCATTAACGCTGTGTCCGTTTACTTTCGCAGCGTTTCCCGCACTTGCTGCATAATTTACAGACTTTGTAGAATCTGCTGTATTGTCAACGTTTCCAAGTCCTACTTCTGCTTTATTATACGTTGGCTTAGTGCTTGCTTTCGCCCATGCGTATACATCAGATGCCGGACGTGCATTACTTAACCTGCTGTCATTTCCAGCACAGGCTGTATCAGCGGTAGTTCCTAATGATCGCCATGTGTTCGTATCCGTAAATTTTGCGTTACTCGGCACATCTGAATTAACTGTGTGACCATTTGCCTTAGCCGCATTTCCCGCACTTGCCGCATAATTTACACTAAAATTACTAGGATTGTAAACATACATGTCTTCTCCGTTTTCACCGCCCCAAAGCCATGTAGGCTGCCCGTCTTTGCCTGCCCAGTTAAACGTCATTGGGTAGCCTGCATTGCCATTTCTCCCGAGCCTTGCCGCCCTGTCTGCACTTCCTGCATTGCCGCCTAGTGGCACTGCGCCTACATTTTCTGCCGTAATATTAACATTTCCTCTCCTGTACGCACTCTCTGCACTACCTTTTACCCCAGTAACCGGTGTACCTGCAAGAACATCCCACTTGCCATCTTCTGTTGTGTATACATTTGCACCCGCCGGAATAGTATTCCCTGCGCCCTCTTTAAAGTCCGCAGTTGTTGTAAATTGGTCTGCAATATTGTACATATTGCCGCTTGTCGTTGCCGACAGCGCAGGAAGATTCGCAAATGTTACTGTTCCCATTGGTCTTAATGCACCCGAAAACGATTCGGAAATTCGTCTTGCCTGCTCGTAATAGTATTTTGCACTATCCGTATCTGCTACAGCATAGTTTTGTGCCGTATTTGCACTTGTTTCCGCATTAGAAGCATACTGCTGTGCCGCATTGGAATTTGAAACTGCGATTGTCGCACTATTTGCCGCACTATTTGCTTTTTCATTTGCTATATTTGCGCTTCCTGCGGCATTATCAGCATTTGTTTTGGCTGTTGCCGCGCTTGCTTCCGCTTCCTCCGCTTTTGTGTTTGCCGTATCTGCGCTTGTTGCCGCCGCCGATTGGCTCTGTGCCGACTGTTGGCTATAATACTTTGCATTGTCCGTATCTTCACCTGTACGGCTGTTTGTGCCGCCTACGGCATAACTCTGTGCTTTTGTAACACTCGCCGCCGCATTGGATTCACTGGCTGCTGCCGCTGTTTCACTTGCCTTTGCATTGCTTTCAGATTTTGCCGCCGCCGACTGGTTTGCCTGTGCTTTTGCAACTTCAACCTTAATATCTGCAAGATAATTAGGCTGTAAATGCTTTTCTTGAATACTTGCTTCTTTTACGATTGCAGACACTTTACCGGTGCTGTCAATTGAAAATGCCACCGTGTCACTGTCCAAAAACTCATACTGCGTAATCAGTGCTGCCAGGTCTATATACTGCTTTGTGCCGTCAATAAGGGTTAAAATAATCTGCTGTGTTCCGGCATTGTATGAAAAATTCACAGCGATTTTTTCCATCTGCGTGTCAATCGTTATTTTTGAGCCATTTTTTTTAGTAATAGTAATAATGCCTGTCTTTTCCTCAAATTCAACGTCCTGCACCAATGTTGACACTTCGGCTTTTGTTGCCTTTGTGGTATCCAGCGTTATAACCCTATTGTCAATCTCGTCTGTAGCAGTGTCGATTTTATTCAGATTGCTTTCGTTTATCGGTGTTTCATCGCTGGGATAGTTTTGCCAGTCAATTCGACCATACGCCTTATTCATCGCCTATTCCTCCTAATTTTCTATATCTCCCCACGGTGTTGTCCAACTTCCTCCGAGGTTAATACTTCCATCGTTACAGTCAATTGAAATGCTCCGTTCACCATCATCAGATTGCATATATAGTAGTCCGGGATACGCATGTACGTTTGCACCGGCACTCCTGCTTATGAGTAATTCGTCCGGCTTAATAAGTGCTTGCGCATTTTCGCCTAAAACGTATCGCAAATATCCATTAAATATCTGCCACATTCCAATTAATCCAGCCAGCGCTTCCATGCTTCCGTCCAAACCAATTTTAAAATTCTGATTAGCCGTCACAGCGCCGTTCAGATTGATTTTGTTTGCTTCAATCGAAACGTTTTCGGCAGATTGGTTAATTTTTGAAATAATTTCATCGCCATTTACTTTTTTTGATACTTCTGTATTAATGCTGTCCGCCGTCTGCCTTATTGCACTATTCATCTGCTCTGTAGTGCTGTAGCTTTGCAGTTTTCGGGTTACCTCTGCCGAAATTCCCTCTGCTGTGGCATTGATTCGGGTATTCATTTCCGTTGTTGTGCTGTAATCCTTTAACTTATCTGCTGTGTCCTGTTTTGCATTACTTTCAGCCGTTTCAGCGGCAGATTCGGCATACTCTTTAGTTTCTGTTACCTGTTTAGACAACTCTGCCGTAAATCCGTCTGCCGTTTGTTTTATGGAAGTTTCCAACTCTGTTTTAGTGTTTGTAGCATTTTCTTTCGTTTCATAATTTTTGCTTACCTCTGTTGTAATTCCTTCCGCAGTCTGTGTAATTTTCGTCGATAAATTGCCTTCGGCTTCGTTTGCCCGCTTTACTTCCGTTGCAATTGATTCTGCGTTTTGGTATATACTGCTTGATAAACCATCAACCGTGTTTTTAACTTCTGCTCTTATATCCGTTGCTGTCTGTTTAATTTCAGAACTTAATCCGCTTTCAACGTCTACAATCTTGCTGTTTGTTTCCTCAATTGTCCGTGTCAAAACATTTGTTTTTCCTTTAAGCTGTATAATGCTTTTATGCACGCTATTCACCTGTGTAGAACGGTATTCTTCGCCTGCGGCTTCATAATCGTCCCTAAGTGCCTGTATACCTTTCAGAGTACGCTTCAACACATAACTTTCAATAATCTCATACCGCGTCGGCAAACGGACGGCATCTCCGACCTCGATACAGGGGTTCCCTTTGCAGTCTGCGGAAAATGGCCTGTAAATAATTCCCCGGATTTTTTCATAGATATTATTTGCAATCCCTGTTAATTCTTCACTGCTTTTGCCGTATGCAAGAAAATTATCTTGTATCACATAGGCATTTGTGCCGTTTCCCACAATTACCCCGATGTCGTCTTCCTCTTTTCGGATTTGCAGTTTGTCGATTGTTTTTACGAGAAAATCCTCATATTGTGCCGATATGTACAGGTTTTTGCCTATTCTCATGCTTTTAGGCTCACGTGGGTACAAATCATCTGCCGGATACAGGTCGTTTCTTGGATATAATCCCTGTATTTCCTGCTCAAGGTAGATGTAATGGAATCTACCGTCACGTCCGATATGACCGAAGCAACCGTTTATTTCGCAGATACAATTTAAGACGGTCGCGCCGCTTAGTTCTTCCGGCTCAACCGTCTTTCCAACTTTCATATCATCATTTACAAGCTGTATGTCTGCCTGTTCAATTCCAAAATACCCAAAAAAGCTATCACGAAGAGCTTTCATTGTTGTAGCGCTGTCTTTATCCGGAAGCAAAGTATTGTACCACTCTGCCACGTCTGCATTTATCATATCGTACAGCGTGTCATAAGCTACGATATCGCGCTTTGTCCTGTCTGCTTCCGGTGTATCCGAATAGACCTTGTACCTTCCGATTTGAAACGGATTCGCCGTATTTCCTGCCAGCACCATTTGGATTGTTATCCACTTATCTTTCAGTCCCGAAAAAATATTCGATACCGTGAATTTAACCATACCCGCTTCACAGCTGCCAAAAGTCAGTTCCGATTCCGAACATAAGCTTTCTGTCAGTTCAAACTGCTCCTGATGCAGTTCGTTATTTGTAATGTGTATCTGTCCGTCGTCCGTTACTATGGACAGCTGTTTATCTACACTATCTTTTAAGAACTGTCCTCCATATTCAATCATGTTCTTCTCCTAATAAGCTATAAATGTAATTTTGCTTGAACCATACCGAATATCGGTCTGTGTTGCGTCATCGATGGCAAACTGTATATCCGGCACATACATTTCTCTTGTAACGTAATCATTGATTTCCGGGATAAATACAGTTGCCAGAACTTTACGCTCTCCAGCTATAATATAATTATCTGAAATGCCTTTTATTAATTTCCCCATTTCGTTACCATAAAGCTTTGGTACTGTTTCAAATTCCACTTTTTCAAGTGTATGCTCCAGTGCCTCTCTATGTAGTTCTCCGTTGGAATCTCTGTAGCTGTTTAAGTCCTGTATGCTACGTGTTACCTTGTATGTCTGACAACTGATATATTCTAACGGAATTTCATAATCGCCTGTTCTGATTAAAAATCCACTATATGCCATAACCACCTCATTAAAATATGCACTGCCAAACTGACAGTGCATATCGCTTAAAAATCAAACGCAGGATTTCCTGTTCTATCAAAGTACTCTCTCGCCTGTTTTCTTGTTACCTTGAATATTTCCCTGCCGTCCACCTGGATCAAGATATCGCCTTTATCTCCCGACTCCAGCAATCTTATAATCCGGCTTAAAAGCTCTATCACCTCCTGAGATGCGCTTCCACTGCTCATTCTTACCGCTTCTGCTGCCATTTGCCTTAACTTATCTTCCGGTGCTACAACTTCACCCTGATGACGGTTATCACCAATCATGGCAAGCTGCGGTGTGTTCGGTTTGACATATCCGCCCTGGGCAAGGTACGGAATCTGCTCTGCTGAAACTTTTGGTATACTAAATCCGAATGTTTTTCCGCCTATACCCGGCACCCAGTCCGGTGTTGTAAAACTCAATTTATTTACGCTGTTAATCAGTGCATTAATTCCAGCCTGTATGCCCACAATCATCTGATTAATAGCCCCAATCAGCAAATTAATCGGTGTTTTAGCTACATCATAAATAAGAGAGAAAATATCTTTAAAAGAATCTACTAAGCTGGTCCATGCGCCATCCCAATCACCTTTAAACACGCATGTAATAAAATCAATAATATCACCTAACAGTTTTTGTAAATCTCCAATTACGTCCATAACATCTGAAACACACTGAATAACTGTATCAGCTATTGCTTCTATCACAGGCGCTACCGCCGGAATAATATCCTGTACAATCCACGAAACAAATGGCTGTACAACATTCTCCCAAAGCAGCTTTATCAAATCTGCAACTTTTCCAATATTATCTATCACCTGCATAAAAACAGGGTGTATATGTTCATCCCATGCCTGCGAAGCTTTTTCACATATCCTGTCAACAATCGGTGCCACGTATTCATTGTATGTATCCAGCATTTTGGAACAAATTTCCGAAAGTCCGTTTTTGAAAGACTCCATCATCGGGTGAATATGTTCGTCATATGTGTCACTCATATGGGAACACAACTTTGTAAAATCCTCTGAAACTGTATCTGTAAACTTTTGTACAGAGGACAACGTTCCCTCAAGTGCTTCTTTGATTTTATCCGTATTATCAGACAGCGGGTCTATCAAAATAGAGGCTATATCTGTCGCATAACGTAATGCAAGCTCTTGGGCTTCTAAAAAACCGTTCCCAATTATCGCTATAATATCACCAGTAATTCCTTTGGCTGAATCACTTCTAAATACTTCAGAAATTCGTGCTAAAAATTCCCAGCATTTGCCTATTTCCTCGTTAAATACCGCACCAAGGTCTAATATATTTGCAAATTTGTCTTTGATAAAATCGCTGTTTTTAGATAAATAGCTGTCAAAACCGCCTAAAAGATTTTCACTGATTGATGCACCGATACTAACCGCAGAACCCGAAATTATTCCTAATGTCCTGCTTACGCTTTTTGCGTAGTTATATGCAGCATTTGTGACTTGTGGGTCTGTAAAAATATCCTTAAGTGAATCTTTAATGCTTAGGATATGTTTTTTCTGCCTCAAAATGCTTGCCGTAAAGTCTTTGCCTAATCCCTCTTTGAAGCCGGTTTTAAAAATATCTTTTAATTCCTCCGCAAGCTGCTTAAACTTTGCAAGTGAATCTGATACTTTTCCAACTTCCTCTACCATAGAGGTTGCTGCCGAAGATGTTCCTGTTCCTCCTGCCGATATTCCCCCGCCGGAGCTTCCGCTGTCACTGCTGTCATCTATAGATAAATTATTGAGTTCATCAAGTCCCGATAATGACCCCTTTATCTTTTTAGCGGTATCCGATGCCGCATTACCTATTCCCGATACGCTGTCCGCAACATCTGTGGCGCTGTCACCAAGCCCGGATAAATCTGTTGCAATACTTCCTGTCGATGAGGATATGTCCGCTCCAGTAAGCATTAATATCAAATTGGTAAAGCCCTCTGCAAGCTTCTGTAATCCGATAAGGCAGCTGTTAATTCCACGCACAATCGGTGTAAATAGTGCGATAAACCCTTTTCCAAGCGTTGCCTGGAACTGCTGAAACCGCAATGTCAGGATTCGTGTCTGATTTGCCCAGCTATCCTGCGTTTTAGCAAAATCGCCACTGGCATTAGACAATGCATTGGTAACATACTGATACCGAAGCATTACTTTTTCCTGTTCGGTCATCTTTGCTGTCGTTTTACCAAAGCCGTTATTTAAAGCATATTGGTCAAGATTCGTCTGTGTCATTACAACACCTAAATCTTTTAACGTTTCCGTTTCACCGGTCCATATGGATTTTAACTTTGTATAAGCTTCATCTGTACCAAGGTTGTAAAAAGATGCTACATCACCGGTAAGCGCCGTCACATTTTCTGCCATTTCAAGCGCAGATTTCCCTGTTATGCCCATTGCCGAACTCATCTGGCCAAACACACCGAGATATTTTTTTGCAGACAGTTCTGACATACCGAAGTTTTCCATTGCGTTTGAAGCAAATTCGTTGGCACTTCCCACCATATTTCCAAATGCAGTATCAACGACATTCTGCACTTCTGTAAGGTTTGAACCCATTTCAATGCAGTCTTTGGTAAATTTTGTTACTGCTGCCGTACCAAGCAGCCCGCCAATTTTCTTTCCTAATCCCGAAAAAATATTCGTTGTCTGTTTGGTTGCATCCTGCGCGGCTTTTGTAATCTGTCCTGTTAAATCCTGTGCAGAAACATGCAGTCCCAGATATACGCTTGCAACTTCCGTTTCTGACATTTCCCTCCTTTCCGGCATGAAAAAGGCTGCGCCCTATCTTGAGAACGCAGCCTTTAAACCTAATTGAATTTTCTGCCAGTATGCCATATATGCGTTCCTGTCTTTTTTTAGTCTTTGATTTCTTTTTAACAGCCAGTCATTGCGGATTCTTTTTTGTTCCTTTGTGAAATTGTTAATTACCTTCATATCCTTTTCTGCCCGGATGCTTACCACCTGCCCCAGCGGTGTATCAGGCATAATACCGGATAATAATGAGCAAAACTCCGCATAGGACATATCATCTTCTGTCCGGAGTCGGATTCCGTACTGCTTTAAAAAGCTGGCTTCAATCAAATTCCAGTCATCAAATAAATCATAGTATGTTTCAGTTTCATTTTGAGGGAGTGGCTTCTTCCCCATATGTACCGGAGGCCACTCCCATAATTGCCTGATATACCGCACTGTACTCCGGCATTGGCAGATCAAGTGCTTCAATTTTTTCTGCATTTTCCTGTCCCACCAGCATACCCAGTGCCTTCTGCATAAACTTTGCCTGACGTGATGTATTATCCTCTCCTTCTTCCGCTTTTTTATCTACCTCTATTGCCATTGCCTGAATATTTAAAATCGTGCTTTTTCTGTTATTTACCGTTACTACAATGTCATCTGTAATCTTTACCACCGGTAACTCATTTGTAATCATTTTTGAAATATCAATCATATTTGCCATGTTCATCTCTCCTTAACTTTCATTTTACTCTGTGTATGATACATACTCCGGTCTGCCGTCTGATGCAACTTCCCACTCTAACGCTTCAATCGCTGTCGAATCACCACCCAGCGTAGTGACATTGATAACGCATGGGATATACAGCACATCAAGATTCGGAAATGTAATTTTCATTGCCGAATTGCAGTCCTGCCCCATTTTAAAAGCAAGTGCCGCTACATAATCATTCCCTTTGTCGCCGTAATTTCTTTTACCTCCCATTGAGATTGTAAGTGACTTCGCCGTCATTAAATTTCTTGCCCAGCCCCCTGCATCCATGGGATTCCAGCTTTCCATCGAGCCGTCAATGGAAACACTGAGGCTCTCTGCATCTTTTACCGTGGTGTAATCTGCTGATTTAAGATCTACAGGTCTTCCTGTCGTACATACGCCAAAAAGAATCTCATTAGTCGGATTTACCCCTGTTCTTGCATCAGCAAAAAACTGTAAACTCATCTTTTTCATTTTGTATCCTGCCTTTCATAATAAATGTCAAATTCTATAACCATTTCAAAAACACCGTTGTCGTCCGTCCCCACGTCAACTGCTTCTTCCGTTGTCATTTTTACAAACAATATATTGTTTGCACCTGCTTTGGTTCTCCCTGCTCTTTCTATTGCAGCGTATACCGCCGCCGCGGCACGTTCTGTCTGTTTCGGACTTTTATTCCAATGTACCAAAACGCTTACCGCTTTACGGCTGTATGACGGATTTACTCCCACTGCTGAAAGCTTTGGAGTTCCACGCTTCTGATTGTATACACCTATTGACATTTCCTGCTTATCTTCCATTATGCCGCTGTAGACATTCTCATCATCTACAATACCTGTCAGCAGACCAGCAATAAAGTCTCTCACTTCTGATAAATACAGCATCGTTATCCCCCCTACTTCATAAGCCGCTTCATAAACTTTTGGAAATTATCTTTTATGTCATTCTGATAAATTCCGCCCTTTAACCATGGGTTATACCACTTTCCCTGTGCAAATGCGTTTTCCCACTTCTGAAAGTGATATTCCGGGTGATAATACATACGTCTTGCATACGGTGTAGAAGTTACAATGCCTACCTTTCCCTGACTGCTCTGTGAAGTATCCACAAAAGTGGATTCGTCTTCCATATGTCCTGTATCTCTCGGCATAACCTCTGCATTTACAATATCCGTATGTAATGCTTCTGCTGTCATTTCCAGTGCCTTGACTGCGCATTTATTGATTTTCTGAATCCGTGGTGTGTTTATCTTTACAACCGATTTGACGTATTTTGCCACTATTCTACCTCCAGTCTTGTATAATTGACTGTTCCGTCCGGGTTTCTTGCTTTTGTCCCTTCATAGATTCTGCGTTTTACACCATTCACAATCAGCTCACCACCGGAAAGTGATGGAAGCTCCGGTGCAATATCTCCCGGTATCAGTGCGCAACCCGATAATTGTATTAACTGTTTCTCTGCTGTCAGCACTGTTTTGCCATTATCCTGATAATTGCACCTGCCTGACCAGCTTACCTGTTCTAACGGCTCACCGTATTTATTTCTTCCTTCACGGTTTACTCTGACCTCTATATCCGTCTTACAGAAGCGTTTTTGTATCAAACATGGATATTTCATCATTCACACTCCTAAACTCGCACAGCAAAGCCCTGACTGGCATAAGAAGGCATAATCGGCGCGGCTTATCGCCACGCCGTTTTGTACCTGTACATTCCATGAACTGCCAAAGGTCATAGATACGCCATTTATGGCATACTGCTGTAAAACCGACTGTATCATGTCTGCATTTTCCGATTCAAAATCCGCAAGCCTGCAAACCGATTCCCTGATAATATCCTGCTGAAATTCCGTCAACGAAAAAATGCCCCTGCCTGCAATCCTGTTGTAGGTAAGGGTATCAATATGTCTGCTGGCTGTCTTTAGTGCCTTATTCAGAAATTCATCTGCAATTGCATCACCGCCGTAGACGTTTTTATAATAGATTTCGTCTGCATAGCTTTCATATGCCATAGGCTTACTCCTTTGCTGCTGCCTTTGTCTTTTTATCCGCTTTTAATGCTTCCAGCTCTTTTACAACACGCGCATATTCATCATATGATACGGTTTTTCCTTTTCCGTAAGCAATAACCTCTCCGCTATCGTCCAGAATATCAAAGCCTTTTGCATTGTAATAATCTTTTTCCGTTTCAGAGATTGTATATTCCCTGTTTTCTTTCACCGCTTTCATCATACCCTCCTTACTGGCTTACATTCATAGAACAGCCCTCAATTTTCTTTTCTAACAGGAACAGGTCACCAAAGTTTCTGTTCTGATAAAGATATCCGTCACCTACTCTTGAATCATGCCCCGGAGTAAACAGTCTGATGTAAGAATATTTATCCCTGCACACCACACAAGATGTATGAATCAGGATCGCATTTATCTGTTTTGCTTCTGATGCAGGCTTGAACCCTTCGGTAAAATCGTATGCTGTCTTCATTCTTGCCGCCGGTACCATTTTGATTGTGACATTGTCCATAGAATGTACTGTACGGTTGATTGTTGTCGGAGTTGTTACATTCATTACCCTCTGGATGCCTTCTGCCTCTTTTACAATCTTTCTCATAGTCGGTGTTACATAAAGGATTCTGCCTTCCTCCGGTACACCTGCTTCATCCATAACTGCCATTTCTCCGTCAAACCATTCAAGAAATGTTGCCGCATCAATAACCGTCTTGTCAATTCTTCCCGATAATGTCTGTAATTCAGAATGTAACTTTGAAAATCTGTAGCAGTCTTTTTCCGGAATTGCCTGTTCTTCCTCAAATGTGTTCTGAATATTGGCAACAGATAATGTAAGGTTGGTTTCATCAATATCCATCGGATCAATAAAAAATTCAATATCACGGTCGAATGATAACTTCTTTGGTGTCCAGTCATTGCTTAATGTTCCTGCATTAAACCCGATTGTTCTTGTATGGTCCTTGTATCCTGATACCGTAATACTTGGAAGCTTAATTGTTTCTGCATTAATAAATTTAACCTGCAGATTACTCTTTGTTAATTCATCAGAGCATAACTCCTTTGCGTACTTTTTCTGAAGCTGCTGCTGAAATTCTGTTGCATAATTGTACTCCATATTCTACCTTCTTTCTTATACTCCAAAAGCAGCATTTAACTGCTCCTGTGTTGTCTGTGTGTTCTGTCCGTTTCCCGATGCACCAATCTGAAAACCACCGGATACCTGCGCCTGCGGTTTTAAACCTGGAATATCTTCCAGTACCTGTGTTAATGCGGATTTAATGCTTTCTGTATTAATTTTTCCGTCTTCACCGACCGCTTTATCCAGTTCTGCCATTTTAATGGCATACGGAACGGTTTTGACATCTAAGCCAAGTTCCAGTGCCTGAATTGTCGCTTGCTTTTCCAGTTCTGCACGCCTTACCTGTGTCTGTGCCTGTGCAAGCTGTTCCTGTATTGCCGCAACATCAGGTGTATTCTCGGCTTTCTGCTTTTTATAAGCTGCAATCGCCTGTTTCATTTCATCTTCACTCATGCCCTGCTGCTTAAAATAGCCTTTTAATACCGTATCTTCTGCTACACTCTGCTTGCCGCTGATGATACCTGCCAGCTTATCATAGTCAATTTCTGGTGTTGCCGATGTGTTCTGCGTTCCCGCCTGCCCGCTTTCTGTCTGCTGCCCTTCTTCCGCAAAATACTGCAGATTTAATGGTACATTTCTTTTCATTTTCTTGTGTTCCTCCTTTTTCAGTTATAGGGTGTCTCCCTTTTTCAAGTTTTTGGTGTGGCTCACCTTCCAGTTGTTATCCCAGTGGCTCTGCGTAGTTTAAGGTCTTCGGACCTGTGTTGCACCGGTGCAATCCGGGCATATAAAAAGGACGTCCATTGCTGAACGTCCCAGATATCAATATGATATTATTTATTTTATTGTATTCAATACTTCTTTGAGCTTATTCACTATAGACCTTTGTCTTGAATATAACATATATATAGTTGCTGCAGATTCGTCATTATCTATAAGAGATTCGCCCTCTGCAAATGCTGTCTGAACAAATCCTAATGTTGCTGTTGTCTGTTCCAGTTCATACAAAGCATTCTCAAAATCAATTTTAGCAGACATATTACACCTCCATATTCATCTGTGCGTTAGTGTTCTGTATCTGTTCTTTCAGAACCACAGGCAACCTATAACCTTCAATTATGGATATTGCTGTATCACACTGTCTACGCTTGATTGACTTGTAGGAAGTAACCTGAAACTGTCTCTTCAGCTCTCTGTATATATCTGTGTATACCTTACCACTCAAAGACTTATCGTGGTAGGCATTACTATCTTTACCACCTAAGGCACGAGTTCCAACCTTACGAACTGCTGTTGTAATTCTGTCACATTCAATATTCATCAGTGGCATATCCTGCTTAAAGTCTTCCAGCTCCTGCTTAACTTCATCTATCTTATCATTAACTTCAAGAATTGCCTGACTCTGTAACTGGAGTTGTTCAAGTGCTGTGCGTGGCTTGCTGTTGTTTATATGTTCTTCCATATCGTGAAAACGATTGATGTATCTTGCTGTAAATTCTGTTCCCTTTGCACCCGTAAGCTTGTGTGCTATGAATTCACAGCCTTTCTTTGTAACATTGTAGCAAGGCATTAGCTTATTCTGGCTGTTCTTATATGTACTCTCTGTAAAGAAATCGGACTGGGGAATTTTCCCCTCACCTAATTGTTCTGAATATCTACGAATATCTTTTAATAATTCATTATGCTGCTTACCAACCATTCCTGCTACTTCAACACTTGTAATTGTCTGTTCAATCTGATTCATACTAAAATTCTCCTTTTTAAATGATATTTACAAGGAGTATCTTTCTATGATAAAATATTTCATAGAGGATATTCCTCAGTTTGCGAAACACTCGGTTATCTTGGTAGGGTATCGGGTGTTTCTATTTTTTATCCAACTTCTTAATTCCGCGACTAATTGCTTCCGTTCGATTTACATTCTCCCTTTCACAATAATTCTCTAATATCTTTTTATCCTCGTCACTTATTCGAATGCTTAATTTATTAGGTCTTGGATTGTTTGTCGGTCTGCCTGTCCTAGGACTCATTTTTCTCACCTCACTTTTGTCGGGCAAAAGTCAAGTACTTTTATTTAAGACATTCTTATTTTTGACCAGTTTCATATTTAAATCAATCTATTTTCATCATATTTCCACTCTAGTAGAATGTAATTTTTTACAATTAACTGGTCAAGAGGTTATTATTTTTTTCGATATATCGTATGCTCACCTTATCACTTTATTAAAAGCTTGTAAACTGCTGTATTTCTCTATATTTCTCGTCAGTTTATACTTTTTTATTATAATTTTTATAAATAAAAATCTAGCAAGATACGCATAATGTAATACATTATAAAAATACTGCCATTTTATAAATTTTATTAAATAATTATTATTGCAGCCTACCTCTGCAATCAAAAAAGACGCAGCCTTTCGCCACGTCTTAGCTTATCTTGGGGAGGTCAGGAGCCTTCCCTGACAGGACTTCTCCCCTATATTCAATTAAATATTTCATATCTTCCTTTCTTTTGGGCATAAAAATAGCACCCACAGCGTATTGCCATGTGTGCTTATTAACTAATATTAAATTCTGTTGCACCGATGCAACTTGGGTATAAAAATACCACCAATCTCTCGACTGGTGGCTACTCATCTACTGTTCCTGTTCCCAGGCCCACTTTTTACACTTATAAAAAGCATCTATTGCTTCTTGCGGTGCATCTTTTAATTCTCCATCTTTAATATTTAACCTATAAGGTTCATATATCTCCATTGCTTTCTTTATTTCTTCCGGATAATCAATAATCATAATTCTTTCCCCTTTGATTTTATAATCGTCATATATTCGGCTTCAACTTCATCATATCTTCCATAATCCAGCATTTTTTCCGCATAATCACTTATCTTACCCACATTATATTCATTTATACCAAGTACGTCAATTGTTTTCTTGCACTCTTTGTTTAATTCTCTAATGTACTTGCCATAGTTCTCTTTAGTGATATTCCAGCCTTTACTTCTAAACTTTTCAGCCTGCTTCATATGCCACATTTCATGATATTCTGTAATCGCCTTTCCCCCCACAATATCTTCTGAAACAACTTCGGGTATATAATATACAACATTATCTACTGCATTATATTTGCCATATGCCTCTAATTCTTCATATGAAACAATTCTAATCTCAGGTCTTCTATTCTTTGAAATTCCCCACAATTCCATTGCCTTCATTGTATTGTTGTAGATTTCATGCAATGCCCTCGGCTTAATATTTGCCTTATCAGATATATAAACATCTCCTTTATAGTCCTCAACTTCGCTAATATTTATATTTGTGTTATTTTTAACTTCAACTATTTTACTTTCACCTCGATTTACAGGTTTATACTCCTGTTTTGAATCAACCTGTTTTTCCCACTGCTCCCTCCTTGCCGCATACATTTTTTTGTTATCATCATCAAGAGAATACTTTTCAAGGCGATCAAACCGTTCTGCCTGCCTTTGGGCATATTTTTGTTTTTGTTCCTCGTTGTAATCACTTTCAATCTGCTTTAATTCAGTATCTGTATACGGCTCTCCATACTTTGTAATGCCTTCAAAGTACGTTGTATGTATGTCTTTACAATTCGGGTGATAAAGACCTGCAGCGATTGCCTGGCTCATCAGCTTATGTTTTCCGTCCGGGACACCGCCGCTCCATACATCATCTATTAGTATCTTGCCACAAAACGGCAGGCACTTCGGACAGGCATTTCCACGCTTTTTTACAATTACGGTCGTAACACCCCATTCTTTTCTCTTTTCACCTTCTCCCGTCAGATATGCCCGCTTATCTGCCGTTCTAATTGCCATACCGGCATATTCTTTAATATTGTGCCTGCTTCCGTCTTTATACTCAATACAGTTGATACCGGCACTTAGAAAATCCCTTGTTGCCATATCCACTGCCTTTTCATATGTCCCCGCACCTGTATTGGCATAAACCTGTGCATTGAATATAATCTGGCGGTATTTGTCATTTGCCATTCTAAGCGTAGCGTGCTCTGCTTTTGATAAGTCATTCTTTGTTGCCTTTGCCAATGCTTCTATCTTTTTATCATTTAATCTAAAAAAAGCAGCTTCCATACCCTGTCCGGGTGGTTTCGCTGCTTTAAATCCATTTTTAATTGCTTTTAATATCTGTTCTTCCTGCTCTGAACCTCCCTGTGCGCGGGCTTCTTTTATCAATTCCTCTACTGAAGCGTTGATGTTGCTGAACCGGCTTGAAAATTTCTCTGCATTGGCTTTCTTGTACTGTTCCAGTGATTTCAACTGTTCTATCTGCCATGCGGACCAGTTATATCCCTCTTTTGTTTCCTCTGCACGGTGCTGTTTAAAATTACGAATCATAGAATGAATCAATTCGTCCTCGATTGCACGAAACGCTTTTTCAATGTCATATTCACCGTTTACATATTTCGGCAACTTTATTCACCTCATTTCGGAATATCCTGCACTTTATCTACTACAAACCCGCCATTATCCTCACTGACTGATGCCTGTTCCATTGTTTCAATTCCCTGTTCTGCCTTTAACCGCATCACTTCCTGCTGTTTCCATTCCTCATCTTTGGAATCACCATACAATTCCTCTACAGAAGCTTCAATACTCATAATGCCGCCCTGCTTTCCTTTGGAAATTGTTTCAACCTGGCTCTCAAAAGACGGATTGGCATATTCTCCAAACGGTATTTCCACCGTATGGCTGGTTACAGCCTGCATTGTCAATACCTCATACGTCTGGATTGCTGTATTGACTACTTCCGGCAGGCTGTGCTGTATCGTTTCAACAATCTTATTTCTTGTGTAAAGTGTTGCCTTTTCTTTTTCTCTCTGTGCTTCTGCATTATCCAGCTTCTTTACATCAATCCCCAGCGTAGAAGGACTGATTAATCCCTGTAAACACAAATCCAGCGCCGTTACATAGGTACTCAAATAGCTTTCATGTGGAATCTCCGGTTGTATCAGTTCAACCTTATCTTTCCCATCTTCCGACAAGCTTCCTTCTACCCGTAAATACTGGTTATCAAAGTCATTCGGTTTTATGATTTCTCCTGTGTCAGGATTCCTCGGACATAGTGATGTTGGAATATATTCTTTTGACCTGCCTCTGCGCAGCGCTTCAAGCCACTGGCTCCATACTTCATCCAACGCATCAAAGTTGTCACATTTTGAATCAAATACCGATTTTCCCCTGCCTTCCCACTTATTTGAATCATAAATCTTAAACGGAACCGCCATCATAAAATCGCCTTCCCATGTTACAGATTCCTGTAATCCTTCTGTCATTGGAATACTGTTTAACGGCACTTCATTTCCATTTGCATACAAGTGTGAGCAGATGCCGTTTTTCACGTATGTTTCTTCCAACAGGTATGTCCTGTGATTGTACCGATATACCGTTTTAAAAATAATCCGGCTGATTCTTCCATGCTGATAGACGTATTCTATATTTTCACCGGATATGAACTCAATCAACGGATATGGGCTTATTGTTGTATTAATCGTAAATTTAAAAGCTCCATCACCGACAACCAGTGTCTGTGTCAGCGCCTTTGTCATTACCGCTTCAAAATTATTATCCTTTGCTATCAGTTCCCACTCCTCCTGTTTTTCCGATACATTGATACTGTTCATATCCGACATTACAATGGATACCAGCATATCAATGATATTGGCAGGAAGACCAGTGTGAATTTTTCTGATTGCCCTTCCCGGTGTGGGAACCGCCTTCCAAAACAGTGTCCTATCAACATCAATGCTTTTATACAGCTGTGATAATTCGTCTGACTGTCCTCTATACCATATTTTATTTTTGATTGCATTGGATTCATAGTCCAGCTTTTCATTGATGTATATCGTACTGGCTGCTGCCGGCTGAATCTCTAAAAAGCTTCTGATTCCGTTTCTTACTTTATCCGCCATTTTATCTATCAACCTCATTTCTTCTCACTCCAATCTTTGTACGGTAAGGAATCCAGTTGTACTGTACACTGTTTACCATATGGTCGTTGCCGTCCTCCGGCTCCTGGTCCTTGTCTTCTCTCCACGAGTATTTATCCAGTTCTTTGATATAATTCTCACAGGTGTTTACAATATAAAAACACGGCTCTTTTCCGGTATCTGCGTTATAATCCAGCCAGCCCAGCTGAAGCATGATTCGATCAATTATCTCCACCTTTTTGTAGGCATTATTAAAAACATACAGACATTCCGGGTGCATTCTTCTGTACTTTGCAAATTCTGTTAATGTTGCCTGATCAGCTGAATCCACAAATGTATTCCGTGCCATGCCACCCCATTCTTTTCTGTTCCTCTCAAGGAAATCCACAAAATTCACAACCGTATCACTCGGTGCAATCGGAGTATCCTGTCCTGCATTGTTATATACCTTTTCATCCAGTACGATATAGCGCCCTTTATTGGTAATTGCCGAAAAAGACATGGCAATTGTATCTGAGCTTTTGGTTGAATATGCTGTATCCAGTCCCGCAGTGAATATTTCAAAATATTCGTCCTGCAGCTGTTTTCTGTCTTTAATGTACTTCTTTGCATCTTCTTTTGTAATCAGGTGCTTTTTATGGGAGAAATTACAAAAGACAAGGCCTGTCGCCTTGCCTCTCAATCCCTGTATTTTATTTTTGTACATCTTTGTTCCTTTCGGAACTGCATCTATCTTTTTCTGTATATCTTCCTGTGTCATTGAAGCATTATCATAAAATGTAAAATACCAGTGGATCCAGCCTGTGACCGGTTCTTCTTTTAATTCGTCAAGAAGCTCTGCCGGATAATCTTTTACGTACTTTTTTAACGGTCTGCTTCTGTTGATAAACTCCTTGTACACCGGAATATCCGGTGCATCAGGATTGGAAGTCGTTATCATGTACCTGCATCTGTGCGTTATTTCCCTCAAAAACTCCATATCCGCAATATTGACCTCATCAATATACACACAGCCTACCTGTGAACCTAATACTTTCTTCCATTTTGCTTTATTATCATAACCGCATACATAAATATACCTGATTCCGTTTGGTGTCTTATATTCAATGTGTGGCAGTCTTATTCTGCCTTTGCCGTTTGGATTGTACGTTGCCAGTCCGTCCAACTGCTCCAGCAACCCCCGCTCCGAATTAATAACATTCTTTTCGACTGTTCCAATGTCTGCTCCCGCAAGAACATGATACTTGATATCCGATTTAGCAACCATTAGCATAAATTTAAAAATACCAACTGTTGTTTTACCTGCTGCCGTTGTTCCCTCAAGATATTCCCTGTCTGCTTCCACTGTCAAAAAATCTTTAAATTTAGAAGATAAGACCAGCACCGTACCACCTCCCTGTTTAGAGCTGTTTTTAAGTAGAACTTCGCAAAACTCACGTTTAGCGAATAATATTTTTGATATTAAAATTGCCGCAAAGCTTGTTTATTACTGGCTTCGTCTGTTTTTTATACATTTAATGCCTTTGTGCAATATTACTACAAAACAGCAGAAAACACTAAAATTCCGTGACTGGCGGACATTTTTAGTGTTTTTTTAATCCGCCAGGTCCTCTTGATTGACCTGCTGCATCTGTTCTAAAATCTTAGAAATATTGTCCATTTTTTCCACTGCCTCATCATTTTCTGCTGTACCTTCCGACAGTTTTTCTTTCTGTAGTTTGAGCAGTTCCAGCCTTGCTTTCTGTTCCTGTGTCGCCATGTCCATATGCTCTGTAAGCCACTGAAGCGCCTTCATCTGATCAGCGCGTTTGATTTTGATGCCATTCTTTCCTTCAGATACCTCGGAAATAATGCTTGTGTCCACGCCTGTTGATTCTTTCAAATCAACATAACTGTATTCAGCAATCTTCTGTTGTCCTGTATTCGGGTCCATTACCGGAATATCCTGCCCGTCAACCCGCTTCCATACCGGAACTTTTTTCTTTCCAAAGGTAACATAATCTCCCATATCTGCAAACGCGATATCCATATACTTTTGAAAGATGTCTGCCTGTGTTAAATAGGCTTGATTTAGCTTTTCCTGTTTTAATCTGTCTATTTCCTCTTTTACCTTTGCATTTCTTAACAATCTTGAACCGCTTGACATTGCTACATACTCATCACACTGATATGCCTTTCTATAGGCTTTTGTGGCATTAAAACATTTTACAAAATACAAACAAAAAAGCCGTTGCTTCTCGTTTAATTCTGTATTTTGCAATACAGCTTCCACCTCATCAGCAACAGGCTTTTTATCGTCTGATTTAATTGATTGCTTTTGGGTGCACACTTTTTCATTTTTTGTGTGCACACCTTTTCTATCCCAGTTGTATCTCTTTTTCCAACTCTTTACTGTGTTTAAAGTTACTCCATATTTCCGCGCTATATCTTTATACTTCATGCCGGACATATAATCATTTTCTGCTAATTCATAATTCGGTGCATTCGGCACAACCACCACCTTCCTTTACTGTTGTTCTATATCTGAATATTATGATTTCACTAAAATAAGCGCCGGCTTTCGCCAGCGCCATTCAGGAGGTAAAAAACTGCCGCACCTGCGGCTTTTGGATTTATCCGGTTTCCGTCCGTGGATTAATTCTTTATCCAGTTTAGATATTATCACAGTTAAAACGAACAGAACGAACAAACATTAATTTTTCTCTAAAAATCTATCAATTGCCACCCGGCAGCTATCCGCCGTATGCTTCCCACCCATACGGTAAGCCACCTGAACCCATGTTAAGTCATCTAAAAACCTATATGTAATCATTCTCCTTATTCTGCTGTCTTCTATCTGTCCTATGTATTCTTCTACCTCATTGGTCAGTTCCAGTAGTTTTAACTCCCTACCATTCAACTGCTGCCGACGGCATATAAGAAGCGTTGTCTTTCTTGAGTACTCAGGGTATGGATACCCTTCGATTTTATAATGTCTGTTTCCTCCTTCTCCGCCTGTAACTGAATCCTGCTGGGTGTATCCCTGCTTTTCCATAACCGCAATTTGTCTTTCCAGCGTTTCAATCCTGCTTTTTATGTCCTTAATTTCCTGCTGCATATCACAATATTGTGCCAATGCCTCTTTTATTCCCATATTTCCTCCCATTTGTATTGTACTGCTCTGTGTTTTGTGCTATAATACATTTGTTCGATATATGGGAACAGGAAGCTTGCAGACCGCGAATCCAGCAGGCTTCCTTTTTTGTTGCACCGGTGCAATTCTTGATTTTTAGGCAAAAAAATACCAGCCATCAAATATTGACGGTTGGTACTTTAAAGTTTTTCTGTTTTAATCTTCCAAATATGTATCTCTTACTGTCGCTAATTTAGTTTGCCCTGTTGCTCTATTTCCATCGCTTTTATAAACAACAGCATCGTACCCCGGATACTGTGTCTTAAATTTATTTTTCCAATCGCCAACAGTCATCGAATTTCTAGTCATTCTTTCAGCACTGTATTGTTTTGGCAGCTGTGAATCACCGCGTACATTTTTTCCTTCTTTTAAAATGTCCACTTGAAATCCTTCGATTTCAAAAATTCTCTTTTCGACTATATCTACTCTAGGCAAAACTATCACTCCTTTGTAATTTGATACCTAAATTATAGCATTCCAACCATCAATATTCAATTTTCAATGTCCATTTATGCTCTAATGCCGTGATTTCAGCACTAAACCATACTATTTTTATTTATATTTGTGCTTCCGTAATAAAATCACTTAATTCAAGTTCTTTACTTTCATCTGCTCTATTCTCCTTACATCTTCCCTTTCTTTTGCACCCATACACCTGCTGCCCCTGTGCATTTTCTCCCAAATATGCTTTATAGGCGCATTGTCCGCAGGTTTTAGTGCTTCCATTAATGTTTATCCACTCTTTCATCGTTTCCTCATGAATCTCCGTTCAAAATGTTTTCTGTAATCTTCTTTAGCCCCTGCATGAAGCCTGTTATATGCTTCCTTTGGATTAAAAAAGACAGTATTCCCGATATAAGATGCCGGTATGGTCGGTATGATGTGTTCGGCTTCTATGTACCAGCCGTGCCCTGTATTATATATCCCCATAACCTTTGTCTGAAATAAACGCTCATTTGCATCTCTGCAGGTATCATACGGACAATCTGATTCAAACGGACACTCTACCATCCCTGTCTGCTGGTCACGGGTTCTTGGGATACACTCACACGTTTCATAAATATAAATCGTATCTCCCGGCATACATGGAATTTTCTGTTTTGCAAGACGTTCACATACTTGCGTATACTGCCTGTCCAGTTCTTCCACCTGTCCAGGACTTACTCCCAACTGTTCATAATCTTTTAATTTACAAAGCGCCGCATATATTCTGCTGCCAACCTTTTTCAGTTCTTCTTCAGGCACTCCGTTTAATCCCCATTCGCCATTTTTCTTCTGCCATGTAAGCATTGTTATCACCTCTGTCTTTCTTATTCTCCCATACGCATCTGCCCCGGAATGTCCTTTTGTTCTTCCGCTGCTAACGTATCCAGCATATGTCCAATATCTTTTATGTGTTCCCTGATTCCCTTAACGTCCTTTTGATATACACAGGATAACAAACCATTTGCAACACCTATCATTTCATTGAATACCGCACCTTTGTAATCCTGTGTAGACGGTTTTGGAGTAGAATCCGCTTCGCTACCGGTGTTTATGCGGCTTTCGGGCTTTTTAGTTTTTTCGCTTTTGTCTTCATCTTCCGACGCAGGGGCTTCTGTATCTGCCTTTTCCGCATTTACTTTTTTTACATCTTCCTTGCGTGGTTTTTCAGGTGCCGGGCGGCTGACCTTTGGTTCTTTGCGTTCCTTTAGCCGTTCTTCTTTTGTTTCTTCTGAAGGATACGGTCTTTTATACTCTCTGCTCCATTCTTCCTGTGCCGTGCCTGTTTTTCCTTTAAAGAGCTGTTTCCAGCCGTCTATCAACTGCTGCCATGTATACTCCTGCTTTTCCCCACTTCGTGAATTAACTAATCTGATAGTGGACTCTTTTGTTTTCAGAGAAAATACCATTCTTCCGATTCCCGCCAGACGGACAAAATATATCTTTTCTTCATTCGGGCACATATCGTCTTTCATCTGCTCTACTGTATATCCTGCCGCTTTGTTTTGTTCATATATTGCCCTGTAAAGCTCCGGTTCGTCTTCTCCGAGTTTTGCCAGTGCTTTTATCAGGTTATCATCGTAATCCGATGTAACGTCCGGTTCTTCCATTAACACCTCAAGGTCAGATATTTCTTTTTCCCTGTCTATTTCTTCTTTTACAGTCTGAATATCCGCCTTTGAAAACTCCGGTGTAAGCTCCTCATTAATGGTATCCGGTAACTGCAGCATAATAGTAAGCTTTGCATATCCAAAGCCTTTGTACTGCTCCATGAGCCTGTCAGAATTGCCGTTCTCACTGAATCTGTCGTTAATATGGATAAATCTTGATACCTGTGTCTTATCAAGTCCATATCTGGCTTTTGCCAGTTCAACAATGCTGTTATATCCCGAATCTTTTAAAATGTCTGTGTCCCGTGCTATTTTTAACAGGTATCCGATTCTTACAAAGCCTTCTGCAGTCTTTGTCAATTCAGTATCAAGCTCCTGCTGCCATTCATCAAATGTCGTTATAATTTCCATTGCTATTCCTCCAATCCCATGAAATCTGCTTCAAGGACATCTGCAAGAAGCTGTCCCGCAAGTTTTCCATGCCATATCCTGTTGCCGTTTTTCCTCAATTCACGATACTCCTGTATGCGCTTTTCATTTGCCGTTTCTCCCTGTCTGCGCTCCTCTGCTGTCATTTTCTTTTTAAATGCCGCCATGAAACGTTTAAGAAACGGAAGTGCTTCCTCAAGATCAGGATTCTGATTATCTCCCGTGGTTCTTTTCTGCCGTATGTTGCCGGAGGCTTCAACCTCCAGCGTATACCACGGCGTATCTACCGAATTTGTCCGCCTTAAAAAGAACGGATACGCTTCATGCTTCTGTATTCTATCGTAGTAGAAGTCTGCATGATCCATGCAGTGATTGAGTGCTGTTCCTTCACGTACCATATCTTCAATGGAAGTCGGAGCAACTACCGCAAATTTTTTATCATGGTATTCAAACTTCTTTATATCCGGGAGTATCTTATTTACTTCCGGCCATTTCTTCTCCAGCTTCTCTGCCTGTTTCTTTATGGATTCCCCTTTAGAAAACAGCACCGCATCGGCATGTGCTTTTTTTAAATCTTTTGGCCAGCCTATCTGTGATGCGGATACATTCCACTTATTCTGTTCTGCAAGGTTATAGTAATCTCTCCATGTGATTCCTGTCTGTATAAATGTTTCACCCGACTTTTCTGCCTGCCGCTTAATGTAGTTATATACTTTAACCGGCTTAATCGGCGGCGGAAGGAATCCAAAATCCGATAAGTTGATTTCGTTTGCCGCAAATTCGCTGATAACGTAATCCGGCCATATTGTATCTGCCCGTTTTTCACACTGCAGCCATTTTAAAAGATGTATGCCTCCGTCTAAATCTTTCAGTCGTTTTAATCTTGCATTGTCAATTTTTAATATCTTTGCAATCTGTGTCTGTCCCTCGCTCAAAAGCGTACTATCATACCGGCAACTCATCACATCCTTGGCAAGCCGAAACATTCCAATCTTCGCCAACATTTCAATTGCCGGATTATGTCTTTCAATGTAAAGATATTCCGCCGCGCTTCTTGGCAGTTCTGACCATAAATCAATTGCTGTGTTTTTTAATACCGTCCGTTTCAAATTTTCAATATTTTCCATATACAGCTTATGCTTCGAGCTGTAAAAAGAGTAATACGGTCTGCCCTCCGGAATAAATCTGTGTTTTTTATTCTTATAACTCCCCCATGTATAATGTACCGGGGTGTTGCCAAAATATAGGACTCTTTCCTGTTCTGCAAATACATGGTGTGGATTTGTATATTTTCTATCGTGATAATACGAACTTACTCTAAACGTCCTGATTACAAATCCTCCTTGTATCTCCTGAATACATTCTACATATCGTGTTTCAGTCGCTAAGGTCTGTATTTTGCTCTGAAGCTTGAATTTGACAGTTTTTCCACAGCACGGGCATTTTCCTTTTTTATTTCTCTTTGCCTGTATCAGCGGGACCTGTTTTTCACAGTATGTACAGTATCCGGTCTTATCCTTTACGCTGGCATAAAAGATAAAATTTTCAACTGCTGCCTCATGAAATGCCCACCTTTCAAATCCCGGCGGCAATGGTGGTATCAGTGCCATATGTTCGTCCCACGGTTTCTGTTCTTTTGCTTCTGCTTCCTGTATCTTTTGATCACGGCATTTCCTTTGATATTCATTCAGGCCGTCAATACCTCTATGTATAACTCTTAAAAACTGACGGATTGTATCCCTGCCGCCCTGATTCTGCCACACCCGGCTATTTCTTTGTATTGTTGATAAGCCATAATCCCTATACAGGCTTTTTTTGACCTTATCAAGATTCACAAACAATCCTGTACTCCATCTGACTTCGTTTCCTGCTTCATCAAGAATCCGTGTTACGAACTCGCTTCCTTCCGGATTGCAATATATTTCGTAGGTCGGTGTTTTTATTCCTTCTGCCACTTTGCCTGGGAAGAATACTGCTATCATCAGTATCCTTCCTCTTGTCTGGCAGCGAATCATCACATCGTATATTGTGTCATACTTATACGTTCCCCATAAATTTACGTATTTAATGGGAACAGTCAATTTATTGCGCTGTGCCACCCGCCGCATATGCGGCGTGGCATTGATTCTCTTTAAACTCCTTAATTCTTTTTTATACACAGTTTTTCACCTCTTAAACCATAGTACACATTTGCTTTTATCTGTTTTCCGTCAACGTATACCGGATAAATTTCCTGAATATTGCGGGTGTCTTTTTCTTCTTTCAGCAGAAACAGGTATGATCCTTTAACCCCTTTTGCTATCGGATTCTTCCCCCGGACAATGATAAAATCCTCTTTAACTGTTGCCGCTCCTTTATCTTTACACAGGTGCGTTTCATTTTCTTCCCTGTCCGGGTACTTGCGGATGTACTCACACGCAAGTGTTGCAAGCTGTATCCTTGTAATCTCTTTTATCAGTGTCAGTTCGGTACAGGAAATTCTTGTACCATTCCCGTCCTGATTAATGTCACCGCCCGCTTCCACAATAAAGAACCGGGAATCCATATTGTTATAGTATCCGAGTGCGCACAGGGGGTTCTCTGCGCAGTGGAAGCCGTTGTGCGCGCATTTTGCTTCTTTTTCCCGGTACGTCTTTCCGGCTTCCATTGTCATCATTCCACTTCCGAGCGTTGCCTGTAGATTCCGGTTAAATGCTTTTATAGCTCTCATGCTCTCTCCTGTCCTAAGTAATATTCACGCATCATTTTCTTTACTTCTGCACGGCTTGGAATCCCTAAATAAACCGGTCCTCTCATCTGCTCCTGTTTACCGTCATGCTCTATCGTTGTGATTGATACGATTTTGTCACTTACCTTCACTTTGTTCTGAAATGCCTTTGCAAGAAGTCTGCTCATAAACACCGCAAGGCTCTTTCCTTTTTCTCTTACGGCTGCTGCCATTGCCAGATTGCTCATGCACTCATCCGCAACCGCTTCATACCAGTCTTCCAGCACTCCATGCAACTCAAGTTCTTCTTTTTCAGCCTTTATTTTCCCCATTGCCGCCGTCAGCGGTGTTGCCAGTTCTGTAATCACTCCGTCTATGTAGTCATTTACATCATCTTCTTCAAGTCCGTTTTCTTCAGCTAACTGTTTTAATTCCTGAACGTTTCCCTTTAATTCTTCTGCTTTGTTGTTTAACTCCTCTGCAGAATTAAATTCTCCAAATTTTTCAAACATATCGTTTCTCCTTCCTGTTGCACCGGTGCAATTTACGGAATATCTCCGTAATCTTTTACGCTGATATCATGCCAGCTGATTTCCTGCCCGCAGCTTCCGCAATAGTCCATATTCCATACACGGTTCACTTCCAGTCCGCAGTGTGGGCAGAAGCCGGATATAATTCTTTTATCCCTGCTGTAATATGGTTCCGCAACCTTCATAATTCTCCTGCCGTCTTTTTCATAAAACGGACGGCTGTCGGCATGAAATATGCCCATTTCCCCGTCTGTCAGCTCTGCTATATTCATGGTGTTCGTATATTTCCTCCGTCATCTATATATGCGGCGCCTTCCATGTCCTTGTAACTCTTTAGAAAAACCTCCCGCCACCTGTCTTCTCCATACTTTTCTTCAAATGCCCGCTGTGCCGTCTGCTTGAGCATTAAGTCCACTGCCGGATTGCCGTGCGGTGATTCTTCGCCATGTTCATGATGCAAGCGTTCGCATACATAGGCATACAAGCCATATTTTTCTGCAAGCTTTCTGTTTGCTGTTCCGTGCATGAAATGGTGCTTATGCAACCCAGTTGATGGGAGTTGTCCGAAATATCCCGCCCTTTCAGCTTTCAGGCGGCACAGGTAACACTCTTTTGTCTGCTGTAAAATGCTTTTGTTCTTCATTGTGTTTCTCCTTTAATTTCTCTATACAGAACTGATGCCACAACGAGTATTCATGGGCTTCGTCCGTAAATGTTACAACATGGTACCTCATCAGCTCCGTAATCTGCTGCCACAGTTCCTGATTCTTTACCGGCCTATTACCGGATTTTTTCCAGCCGTTCTTTTCCCACTGGGCAATCCAGTGGTTATTCACAGTATTTAAAACGTGGGTACAACCGGTAAATATGCGGACTTTCTGCATTTTGTTTAATCTTCCCAATGCTTCTGCTATGATATTTAACTCAAGCTGATTTTCGGTGCAGTTTTTCATTCGCCCGGAGTGGTTTCTCGTATGCCCGTTATATTCCATTGTGTAAACGTAGTATGCCGTCTTCCATATCCTCGGTCCTTTTGCTGTTGTCGTTATGTAGATGTTTACCACGTCTATCCGCCTCCTTCTTCTTTGTACATGGTGTATGAAAAATACTTAAACCCCGCCTCTGTATATCCTTCCCTCACAGAATCCGGATTCAGAATATATCCCTTCTTCGGACGGATTCCATGATTGAAGGTGCTGGAGCGGACAACCTGTTTTATCACAACCGGCTGTTTTAAGTTCCGGGACGGATTCCACCGTTTTCCTATCAACTGTCCTTCGGTTTCTTCTGTCTTTAATGCCGCCTTGATAAAGTACCTTGCTATACCTTTGTAATCTCCTTTGCTGTACAGCGGCTTCATGTCTATGCCGCCTTTTGTCCAGCACTGCTTTAATTCCTGCGGCGTGCAGATTGACATCATCATATGGATATGGGCAGCGCCCCGCTTTCCCAGTTCTTTTACATAGATGTATTTGAGCGGTATTCCCTTGTCTTTGAATATCTTTCTCATTTTCTTTAAGCAGTTGCGCATATCCACCTGCATCTGTTTTGAATCTTTTGGACGGTTACGTGGAAAATAGGTGAACGTCACAAGCATTCCTGTGTTATCGGTAAAATTGGTATTCATCAGGCGGCGGAGTGTCCGCTCTGCCTTTCTTTGATTTACCCTCTGCTGACATTCACATGTCTGCCTGTATCGTCCTTCCCTCTTTTCCCCTTTGCAGTTATAACGAAGTGTGTGATATTTTCTTACCTCAAGTATCCTGCCCGCCACGCATATTTCCTTAATGTATGGCATATTGTTATATCTCCTGAATGGTTCTTTAGATAATCATTTAATCAAGCTTTCAAAAGGGGAAAATCCCCTTTTATTTTTTATTGACATATCACACATAAACCGTTATAATAATGTAAGTATTGGTATATGTTATACATCAATTTTTTGAGAGAGCTGCTGCAATCAGTTCTCTCATTTTTATTGTTCTATAAGCCGGTATGAACCGGGTACTGCACGCTCTTTAATTTCCAATTTCCGAAGCTTTTTCAGCATTTCACACGCTTTAATAATGTCATGTTTCTCTTTGGCATCATCAATGGACCTGTTGTAAAAAATAATCAGCGGTATGCTTCTCATATCTTTCTCCTTTCCGGCGGCATGAAGCTACGTGATGCCGCCTGTTTTGTGATATACATTTCTTTAACCTTTAGGGTTCGGGAGCTTGTCCCGAATCAGGGCGGCGGGAATCGAACCCACATGGCTATCAGACGTGCGGTGCTGTGAGGGGATACAGCTTCTGATATATTGGTTAGGGGATATGCCGTTTTTCCTGTTAAACGCCCTGTGAATCCATTTACAGCTTGTGGCGGCTGTAAATGGAGAATATTCTATTTCATTGCTTCTTAACATAACCCATTGCGGTCATACCGCTTTCGTTTATCTTCCTGCCGTACTCCTCCCGCTGTTTTGGGGTCAGTTCTTCCAGTTTGTATGTCTTCTTTTCCTTTTTATCAAGAATTGTGCAGATAACATTCATGCTTATCACCTCACTTTTGCTATTATCATAATATTTAAAATGCATCTGACTGTGCCTGTCACACAGCCTTTTTATCCAACGTTGAAATTCAGGGCGGCGGGATTTGAACCCGCATGGCTATCAGACATGAGTGCCGCGAGGGGGCTACAGCACTTACAAATTTGGTTAGGGGATATGCCGTTTTTCCAGTTAAACGCCCTGTGAGCCGCACGGCAGTGGTAACACAACACTGCCGTGTGCTGTTGCGATTCTTTTACATTGACGCCGTCGAAAGTGATATCTGCTTTCCACGGCGCCGAGGGGAACTACCGCAACGAAACCCGATTCCGTTTACAGCTTCTATAAATCAAAATGCCAGCTATGCAGGTTCTCGTTTGAATGAATGGGCTTATTATTTAGGTAAGAATAATAACCAGTACAACTACAATTCATTTTGCAAACAACTTTATTACGAATATGATAAATGCAGTTTTATTCTAGGATTAAAAATACACTCCCTTTCGTATCGCATATCCCGCAAGCAATATCAGTCAAAATTTTTACTTGTTGCTTATCTACTTATTCATGTTTTTGCGCTTCTTATTGCAATTAGCATTACACTGATTTTGTTTACGACCGTATTGGTTATTACACAAAGATTGCTGGGTTTATAATGCACAAAATCATAACAAAAAGCGCTATAAGCACCAGCAAGACACCAAACTCCGTCTCACAGCCAAATGTTCCAACCTTAAACAGATATATCCAACAAATTATTAAAATTACCAGCCCGGTATGATTTATCAGCATATCTGCTACTTTTAAAAATATATTTATTAACTTTTGGTCAATCTTTGACACTTTCTTCCTCCTTCAGCTTTATCCAATCCGCAACCTCTTTCTGCATATACCGGAGCAAATCCTCCGGGCAACCAAAGTTACCAAATTCTGTTCTTATAAGCATTATTCTCGCCCTTTCTTCTTTTTAAGTAATCAAAGAATGTTAGTGCTGCCATATATCTCAAAACTAACGCTTGTTTGAATCTCCTATATATGTACTTTTACTTTCAATGAGTACAAACGTATATTAAAGCAATGCCATCTGCCAGTACCTTTGATATAGCAAAAGCTCTATCATTATCATGTATGCAGGAATCTATTGCATATATATTCAGCAATAGAACTGCAAGAACAACTACACAATCAATCACTTTATCCCCTCCTTCAACCTAATCCGCCCCAGCTTATGTCATCCGGGGCTATGTCTGTTCAATCATCTACTTTTTGTTTCTCATATTTATCTTGAAAAACCTTCAACTTCCTCTTATAATATCTCTATCAGTACCGCTATACTGAAATACAAAAGTAGGAGTTTTATATGTTTAGTATCATAGCTGATATCGTATCTATTGTTAGTTGTGTCGTATCGGTGCTTACTTTTATTTCAACACATACAATACTCAAAAATACGAAATATCAACGCACTGAATATGAAAACGAACGACGTAATATTCAATCATCATTAATGGCATTACGCGATAATATTTGGGAAGATAATGTAGAATTAACATTAAAATTCCGCAGCAAAATAAGGACTGAGTTATTTTCGTATCGCCAAAAATATCTTGTAATATCATCCTTGCACTGCATATATCATTTATCGCGCGCTATTCGCCTATGTACAAGCGAAATTTCAGATACAAAATGCCGTGAAAAATTATGTGTCAGTTTAGATTATCTAATAGCACGTTTTGATAAATCGGAGGTTCAAAATCATGAATAATCAAATTAATTCATTACTTAAAAAGTTGATCAATTTAACAAAAGACAACTCAATCGAATGGGAAGTCTATTCACAATCTCAAATCAAATTAAATAACAACGAATCTTTTTTTCGCAGCAATCCATTTGATATGCTAAGGTCCGATTATCCTGTTATCCTTCATGAAAAAAGTTATGTTACACACTACAAAAATGGACTTATTGCCCTTATAGCTCAATCCCGTATAACTTCCGGCAATTATGTTGAACTTATTGTTCAATCTGACCCTTTTTCTATTGCTCAAAGTTTGGCTTCCAGTGATGATGATACACTTGAAAACCGAACACTAATCAAACGGTTATATAACCTTGTAGATTGTGTTGTTACTAGTCCAAATTTAAATAATTTTATTGATGACATCATCAATGATTAATAATGTCATCAATGTATTTATCAAGCCTATCAATTTGATTTAATTCCTCAGAGAGCTTTCCCGGTTCTCTGAGGATTCTTTTTGCCATATTAAGTATCTTTTGTTCCGTCTTCAGCTCCAGTTCACGCTGTTTCGCCTTAATTCCATCTAATTCACAAATTAAAGCCCTGTACTTTTTCTTTGACAGCCACATTTTTATCCCTCCTTCAACCGGATCCAATCCTCCACATCTTTCTGCGTAAACCTCATCGGAACAAGCTTCGCGCCCCAGTATTCAGTTTCAACCGTGCAGGATTCGATTCCTTTTTCCTGCATAAATCTTAATAAGTCCTCCGGGCAACCAAAGTTACCAAATTCTGTTCTTATAAGCATGAATTCTCACCCTTTCTTCTCTTTTAAGTAATCAAAGAATGTTAGTGTTGCCATATACCTCACAACTGACATTTCTTTTTCTGAGGCGGTTAATAAAATTAATCGCCTCTCTTGTATCCTGTACCATCTCTTTCATATCATCTTCATCATCTGAATATACAATCACCAGTACATGATTCCTTTTTCTTATCCCGCCTCTGTAATAAATTGGCTGTGTACTTCTCTTTATTTCCAACTTGTTTTTTGCAATCCCTATTGGCTTAATAAACATTGTTATTACCTAACCTTTCTTACATGCCTTTTACATTCAAACTTCCGTGTTCTGTTCTTATAAGCATTGTTCTCACCCTCTCATTCATTGCAATTTACAGATTTAAAGTTGTATAACTTAAAGTTATGATTTTGGCAGAAAAATACAATCTTTAGGCGCTCCATATAATTCGCACATCATATTGAATTGTGCAGGTTTTGGAATAACTTTTCCTTTTTCCCAATTTACTATTGTCTGTTTATTTATATGCATTTGCTTAGCCACGTCTTTTTGGGTATATCCCGCATTAATTCTTGCTGCTGTTAATGATATTTTAAAATCGCTCATATCATTCTCCTTTCATTTGATGATGTTATTGTAATATAACCTAAAGTTATTGTCAACACCAAAAGTTATATTTTTTTTATTTTCGTGTTGATTTCTTATAACTTTTTAGTTATACTTTATTCAAACAAGGAGGTTCGATATGTCTGAACAGGAATTAAATAAAATTATTGCAAAAAATATTTCTTATTATTTAGAATCAAGCGGAAAAACTCAATTAGATTTAGCTACATATATGGGTGTTTCTCAGGCTTCTGTTTCTAATTGGTGCAAAGGGAATAAGATTCCTCGCATGGATAAGATTGATAAGATTTGCAGCTTTTTTCATATTTTACGTTCTGATTTAATGGAGGATCATTTCATTGATTCACAAAAGACCGAATACTACCTTGACGACGATGCAAAAGACATGGCACAGTTCTTGTATGAAAATCCTGATTATAAAGTACTGTTCGATGCTTCACGCAAAGTCAAAAAAGAAGATATTGAATTTGTCAAGCAGATGCTCGACAGATTTAATCAGCAGTAACGCACAAAGGAGGGGATAATAACGGATTCAAACGTCATCTATGCAGATATGCCAACTACTATAAAGGCATATACTGTCAACAACAACGATGATTCTTATACCATCGTTCTAAATTCCCGGCTAAGCCGGGAACAACACTTAAGGTCATATCATCACGAAATGTTACATATTGAGCGCGGGGATTATGACAGACAATCCAAAAACGTTCAGCTTGTAGAAATATTTGCACATGGAGATTAAGGGGATACTTATTATGAAACTATTCAAGAAAAATATCAAAAGTTCAAATATAAAAAATATAGATGATATAATCAAAATAAGCATTAAAGATACTATTGATGGTAGTCCATCATATTATGCCTTACAAAGATTAGCAACAACATTTAAAAAGAATAAAGAAATGAATTTAGCTATTGCTTGTTTAAAACGTTCCAATGAGTTATCTGATATGTACGATAGGCCGCCATTATTAGAAAAAGATTATTTACGTCTTATTAAATTCTTGCAACAAAATAATGAATTTGAAACTGCCGAAATCGAATTTAATAATATCTGCAACAATCACCCTGAATTTACAGATAAACGTATTTCTAACTTATCAAGAATAAGTGAACAATTAAAGAAGGCTGAAGAATGGAACTGTGATACTGTATTTTTAAAAACAAATAACACCTGCCCTATTTGCTCCAAATATAACCACAAAAAATTTTCTATCAAAGGAAGCAAATATCCTAAATTACCATCTGAAATAATAAAAGACGGGGGTTTTGATAAGAACTGTAGCATTTCAATAACTCTAGACACAAAAGAGTTATTAAATTAACATACCACATTTGAAAGGAGAACTTTTATGGATCAGCAATATGTAGTATTACAGGTAACTTTAAAAGAAAAGCTTCTTGGAACATCTTCAAAAAATTTACAGGAACTTGAAAATGTTATTAACACACAAGCAGCCAAAGGATATCGTCTTCATACAATTACAACAACCTCTGCCAACAGCACCGGTTTTGGCGGCGGCGACCGTATTCAGGTGACAATGGTTTTTGAGAGGATTTAA